AAGGAGGTATAATGGGAAAGTACGTCAATATTGAGAGTGATATCTTTTCGGTATTTGCCCTTCCTGCATGGATGGCAACAAGTATCAAGACATATCCGGCTAACTTTGTTGCAGTTAATCCTGGAACAGAGTACATTCGTGCTAACCTCTTGACTGGTGGCAGAGGTGTCAACCTTAAATCAGCTACTGGTCAGATGATCATAGATATATTCACACCTGCAGGTAACGGAACGCGTAGGTCGTTACTTATCGCCGATAGTTTGGATGATTTCTTTTGTGGCAAATCTCTGAGTACACAATTGGGGAACGTTACACAGTTCTTTAGTAGCACCGTGCAACACAGAGGTCTTGACAATGACAACAAAAGTCTCTTCCGAACGTCCTACACAATTCCTTTTAACTACTATGGAAAGTAAAACATGGCCCATATTACAGCTATCGGTGCTGGTGTATTCTCTGATCTGTCGGTGGCTACACCTACCACTGAGTTGTCCTCGGCTGCTTTGTCTGCCTTGGATTCTGCTGCAGAATTTACTCCCTTGTTCGCCACTGAGATTGCCTCTGTAGGTGGTGTTCGCGCCGCTGGCACATTTGTGCGTATCAAGAATATTCGTGAATTCCCAACTATGGGTACTCCTCCGAATATCGTTAACGTACCTGTTTACGGTTCGAAAACTTCTCAGCAGATCCAGGGTCAAGCAGATTCTCCGTCCATGGAAATTACTATGAACTTCTTGGCCGCTGAATGGTCTAAAGAGGCTGGTAACATTCTGGGTAACATGGTAGGCGATGGTGTTCAACGTGTATTCCGCTTTACGCTGTTGAATGCTGAGCCGACCGGTACTGGTAACGACAAGTACGCATCGGCTACTGCCGGTGTTGGTACTGTTCAAAACAGTCAATACTTCTGGATTGGTAAGGTTGAAGCACTGCAGGTTGCACCGCAACTGACCGATGCAAATACTGCAACCGTGACCATCACCATCCAGTCGGCGTTCTACGGGGCTTACACCTCGACCTAATGATGTGAGGGAAATAACTTTGGATCCGTTATTTTAAATGAGCTTGGGCCACAAACACAAGCCGTCCCTAATCTTTGAAAGAAATTATGAGTACACGGCCATTTAATCAGGGCTTTGTGTTGCGTGCAACCGCGCGACACATGCGTCGTTGTATCGATATCAGCATTCGCAAAACGTTTGAACGTGTAGTGGAGTTTGCTGACGATCCGGCGAAATCGAGAGAAGTATTTCAGACGTTGTCCAATCTGCATGTAATGCGTAAGCAACTGGATGATTTCCAAGAGCAAAACGCAGCAGACTTTAAGGCGTAATCATGCAAGTTCCGAAAATCGAAAAGGGTAATAAAATGGCAGGTATTCGCGCATTGGTAGGTAAACGTGTTCATAAACAGTTTCGTTTTATGGGCGAAGATGTTACCATCTACAAGCTGAGCGTAGCACAGGTTATGGAAATCCAAGCCTCCGCAAAAGCAGCTGAAGGCAAAGATGACGAAGGTTTCGAAGTCTTGAAGACAGTTCTGCGTACCGGCGTAGAAGGCGGCAATGAGCTGACCGATTCCGATTTCGATGGTTTCCCGTTGGAAGAACTGTCCAAGCTGTCCGCTGAAGTTATGAAATTCTCGGGCATCGGTCAAGACCAGGGAAAATAACGCTTACAGATGACGAGCTGGCTGTATATGAGCTGGCTTTTCATCTGAAGATGCTTGTCTCCGACTTAGTAGAGAAGATGACCTATGAAGAGTTTCTAGGGTGGATGAACTACTTTGAACGGAGACCGATTGACTGGCGGGATGATGATAGATGCTCTAAGTTATTGGCAGCTCAGGGTGTAAAAGAGAAACCTACTGCATTGTTCCCTTCATTACAGGCTGTATACGCTCCCACGACTAACGCTCAGGGAACGAACATGGGCACCCTCAAAGGTTCTAAGATGTTCAGCATGATGTTGGCAGCAAAAGGAGGCGACAAATTAAATCTAGACTGACAATTGATCTTCGCAAAGAGGCTAGCAAGATCATCAACGAGAAAAGTGCGACGATTGTCGACAAACTCATTACCAATCTCGCTGCGAACACACCTATTGATACAGGTGAGGCTCGCGCCGGTTGGAAAAGAGAAGGCACTACAATCGTCAATACTGTTCCTCATATTTCCCGCCTAAATGAAGGCAGCTCTAAACAAGCCCCTGC